CGCGAAAAAGAACTAGCTAAAGAATACGATATACAAATTCAATTTGAACCATTTGGGGCAAGAGCAAACAATAATGAGGAAGAAGAAAATGACGAAGAAACAAGTTGAAGAAAAAGATAAATCGTCACGACATATTCAAGAAATTGTTGAAGATGATGAATCGGTTACAATTAAATTTGGCAAATCGCAAGTAGCTGAAACTATTGCTGAACAATCATATGATGATGACGAAGATAAAAAAGACATAAGCGTTAAAGAAGAAGAAAAAATAATAGAACGCAATATTGATTTATCAGGACTTAGTGAAACTAATTTAGAAAAACAATTTAGATTAGCAACAAGTAGAAAAATAAATGACGAAAATAGAACAGTAGATTTAGCTTTTAGTAGTGAAGAACCCGTTGAGCGTAGTTTTGGCTTTGAGGTTTTAGATCATGCTAGAAGTTCAGTAGATACCGATTTTATGGATAGTGGACGATCGCCTTTATTATTAGATCACGACATGACCAAACAAATCGGAGTGATAGAAAGAGTTAGTATAGATACAGACCGCGTTGGGCGTGCTGTTGTTCGCTTTGGGAAAAGTGAATTGGCTAATGAAATTTATCAAGACGTTAAGGACGGAATTCGCAGTAATATTTCTGTGGGCTACCAAATTAACAAAATGGAAAGACAATCTAAGAGTAAAGAAAAGAGGGATACTTTTATAGTTCGCGATTGGTCGCCTTTAGAAATCAGCGTTGTTTCAATACCCGCCGATCAAAGCGCAAGCGTTGGCATTGGTAGGGCTAATGATGAAACAAACAAAGTAATAATAACTCAACAACAAGAGAGGACTAAAACTATGGAAAAAGAAAACATAGAAATAAAAGATACTCCTAAAGTTGATGTTGCAAGCGTGCAAGCTCAGGCAAGATCGGACGAAACAAAAAGAATCCGTGAAATTCAAGAGTTAGGCGCAAGACACCAACAAAAAGAGCTATCTGATAAAGCAGTTAATGACGGCGTGTCATTAGCAGAATTTAGAGGACAAGTTTTAAATGCTATTGGTAATTCTAAACCTTTAGATAAACCAACTGATGAAGTAGGTTTAAATGCTAAAGAGGAAAGAGAATATTCTTTTGCTAGAGGCATTAAAGCTATGGCTACAGGCGATTGGTCTGAGGCGGGTTTTGAAAAAGAATTGTCAGATCAAATTTCAAAACAAAATGGCAAACAAGCTAGAGGCTTATTTATACCAAGTGATATTTCTTGGAATAAAAGGGACTTAACACAAGGCACAGCAACAGCGGGCGGAAATTTAGTTGCAACTGATTTATTAGCGGGCAACTTTATTGAGGCTTTACGTTCAAGATCATTTGTTAGACAAGCGGGCGCAACTGTATTGTCAGGTCTTATTGGGGACGTTGCAATTCCTAGTATGAACGCACCAACTACAGCTTATTGGGTTGCAGAAAACGGCGCACCAACTGAGGGCGCTCCAACTTATCGACAAGTAACAATGAATCCTAAAACAGTTTCAGCTTACGTTGATATTTCAAGACACCTAATGCACCAAGCAACACCAAACATTGACGCGATTGTAAGAAAAGATGTTGTTACATCTTTAGCAAGTGCAGTTGATAAGGCGGCGCTTGTAGGTACAGGTTCATCAAATCAACCTACAGGTATAACAGCAACCTCAGGTATTGGTTCACACGCAATCGGTACAAATGGAGGCGCGCCTTCATGGGCAAGCGTTGTTGAAACTTGGGAAACTGTAGCAACTGATTCAGCAGACTTAGGAGCATTAAATTGGTTTACTACTCCAAAAATTGTTGCGAAAATGATGCAGACACCAAAAGTAAGTTCAACTGATTCTGTAATGATTATGAATGTTCAAAATGATCTTATGGGTTACAACTTATATAGCACGACACAACTACCTGATGATCTAACTAAAGGAAACCAATCAGCGAGCTCGCCTCTAATCTTTGGTAACTTTAATGATCTTATCATTGGTGAATTTGGTAACTTAGATGTTATGGTTGATCCGTATTCACTATCAACAACAGGCGCTACTAGAATTGCGTCATTCTATGATGTTGATATTGCGGTTAGACACGCACAATCATTTGGAGCTTGTTTAGACTTAGTTGGCTAATCAATAACTCTACGGCTTTTTAAGGGGGGTACAAACATAACCCCCCTTAGCTACAACCCTCTCAGCGTTCAATTTAAGGACAAAAATTTTTGTTATGTTGCCTCATATTCTTCAATTAGGACATTTTAAGATAAAAATAGTTTTAGCAGAAAGTGATATTGTAAACGAAGAATATCAGGGAGCATACCTATCAAGAGAAAATAAAATTATTCTTGATAAAGGTTTAGCTAATGGCAAAGGAGCTCAAAGTATAAATATAATTTTACATGAGCTCATGCACGCCATTTATTATGCGTACGGCTTAGATCAAAATTCAAACGAGGAGCAAATAGTAAATGCTATGAGTAATGGCATAACAGAATTATTATTAAATCCAATGCTGCTTAAATTTATAAATAAGGAAATACAAAATGAAAATAAAAATAGTTAAAGGTGTTGCAATAAAAAGCGTACATCAGAATCCAGGTGATGTAATTGACGTAGAAAATAATTTAGCATTACAATTAATGGGTATGGGTAAGGCTACAGTTTTTACAGAAAATAATAAACCAGAAGTAAGAGAAAAAGATTTAAAAACAAAAATTAAAAAAAGATAATGACAACAATAGAAGAATTAAAAAAAAAAAATTGAAGAATTAGAAAAAGAGTTGTCAGTAATAAAAGAAATTTTAGAAATAGAGGAATAAAATAATGGGCGTTGAAAGTGCAACCGATTTATCAGTTTATATAAATGAAAATGATTTTGGTACAGTAGCTACATTTAATAGTTCTAGTATTTCAGGCATATTAGAAAATGAATTTGTTGAAAGTGACGGCGGATTAGAGGCGGGCATTGGTTATACGTTGACCCGTTTTATTTGTCGAACAAGTGATTTATCAGGTGCTAGTTTTGGCGATACAATAACAATAGATTCTGTTGGATATAAAATTAGAGAAATACGACCTGATGGCACAGGAATGACAGAATTAATTATTGAGGTATAAATGGCACACGTTAGGCAAACAATAAGAGAGCGCATAGTCACAGATATTACGGGTTTAGCAACAACAGGAACAAAAGTTTTTGATACAAGAATTTACCCATTAACCTCAGCAGAATTACCCGCATTAATTGTTTATGCGCGTGATGAAGATATTGAGTACGAAGATTTAAAACCAAATAGAACACAGCGCAGAGATTTAAGCATAGTTATTGAGGCGCACGCGAAAGCAACAATTAATTTAGAAGATACATTTGATACGATTGCAAAAGAAGTTGAGGAGGCAATTAGTGGTGACTTAACTATTAACGGCAACGCTAAAGATGTACGCTTAGATAGTATTGATACAGATTTTAATTCTGACGGACAATCTAAAGCGGGTGTTATGACTATAACCTACATCATATCTTATTTTGTAAAAGAAAATGATGTTGAAACAGCAGTATAGGAAATAAATATTATGAGTACAAAAAGAAAAGTTTTAGTGTCACCTAAAGGCGGTACTGAGAAAGAGGTTTTTGATTATGAAGTTGATAACCTCATTAAGCAAGGTTGGAAATCTAAAGAGAATTCAGCACAACCAAAAAAAGACGATAATAAAATTAACAAACCATAAAAAGGAGTAAATAATTATGGCAAATCATACAGGGCAAGCGGGTTTAGTAAAACTTGGAACAGATGCAGTTGGTAGTGTAACGGGTTTTTCAATAGACACTACAGGAGATGTAATTGAAAGTTCAAATTTAGGATCAACAGCTAGACAATATATGGCGGGAAGAACTAGCTTTACCGCAAGTGTTGAGGCTAATTTTGATGAAACTGATTCAAGTGGGCAATTAGCTTTAACAGTTGGATCAACAGTAGCATTAAAATTATATCCTGAGGGATCAGATTCAGGTGATTATTATTGGAGCGGTAGCGCAATAGTAACAGGGGAATCTCATTCAGTAACTTTAGATGATTTAATTAAATCATCAATGACATTACAAGGTACAGGCGTTTTAACTCGAACAACAGTATAATAAAACAGTTAGGATTTTATGTCAGCAATTAAAGATATTGCATTAAAACAATTCGCAACAATTTCAAAAAAATGGCAAAGTGTATCAGTTGAAAAATGGAAAGATAATGAAGGTAAGCCTATCGTTATTTATTTTAAACCTTTTACTTTAGGAGAAAAGGAGCAACTGTATAAGCGTTACCAAAAATCAGAAATGAAAGCGTTAGTGTATGCAATTATATTAAAAGCACATGAAAAAAATGGTGACGAGTACAAAAAAATTTGGGATCAATTTGATGAGCCTGATTTTATGACACGTTACGATTCTGATATAATTATTGAAATTGGTACTAAGTTAGTTGAAACAACGTCAACTGAGGAATACGAAAAAAAATAACAAGCGATCCGTATTTAAGTAATATTGTAACCCTCGCGGATCGCTTACACAAAACAGTTGCTGAAATTTTAGATATTACGGCAGAAGAACTAAATCTATGGCAAGCCTATTTTAAGGTTGCTAATAAAAAACAAAAACAGGAAAATTTAAAACATGGTCGCAAGTAAAGGATTGAGCTTTAAGATAACCGCTATGGATCGCACTAAAAAAGCGTTCGCTATGTTGGGACGTTCTTTAAAAAGTGTTACTAAAGCCATGTTTAGTTTTAAAACAGCAATCGTAGGTTTAGTCGGTGTTGCGGGAATTGGGTTACTTGTTAAACAAAGTTTAAGTGCAATAGACAACATAGGTAAGATGTCTAAAACACTTGGTATAGCCACGAAAGATTTACAAGCTATGCAACTTGCCTCACAAATTGGAGGTGTAGAATTGCAAACATTTGCTAAAGCCTCTAGGCAAGTATCTAAAGGAGTATTTGATTTTCTTGTTAAAGGTACAGGTGAGGCGTTAGACGGATTTGAGGCATTAGGAATTGCCGAAAAAGATTTATTACCAATACAAAATGACACTATGGCAATTATGGGTTTAATTGCTGATAAGTTAAATGAAATGCCTGACGGCACAATGAAAACAGCGATTGCTTTTAAATTATTAGGTGGTCGAGCAGTTGAACTATTACCCGCATTAGAGGGTGGTAGTAAGGCTATGGAAAACTTTAAAAAAGAGGCTGAATTATTTGGTAATAACTTAGACGGCAAAACAGTAAAAGGCGTAGAAAATTTTAATGATAGTTTAACTAGATTAAAATTTATGTTTAACGGATTACGCGATAACATAGTGGCAAAATTAGCCCCTATTATGGACAAGCTAGCTAATAAGACTATGACAACTTTATTAGAAAAGTTTGAAAAGTTTGGAGGCGTTGAACAAATAGCTATTGCAGTTGGAGAACGCATAGTTGATTTTGTTGCTATTGCTATTCGTTCTATTGCAAAACTTGTTAAATCAGTTCAGGAAATACAAGGACGTTTTCAAGTGTTTGCTGAAACAATGTCTTTTAAACCAATTAATAAACAAATTGAAAATGTTAATAAAAAATTATTAGAACAACAATTTGAAATTGGCGAATTAGGTATTGCGTACGAAAAATTAAAAGAACAAGGTAAAAATTTACGAGCTGATTTTGTTATGGGCAAAATTAATACAGCTAAGAAACAAATTGAAGATTTACAAAAAGATTTAGAATTTTTAGAAGGCTTTGAAGTTGATTTAAGTAAATCAATGCAGTTAGAACGACTAGCACAATCAGTAGAAGATTTAAAAGGTTTATTTCACGAAACAACACCAGAAATAGAAGAAACAAATGACGCATTAGAAGAAGTGGCTAAGCCATTAACTTTATGGGAACGTTTACAAATATTATTAGTAGGCACACAAGATAAATTAAAAACTATTAATAATGTACTTGATAGTTTTAAAAAAGCATTTGGTGACGCAATAGCAGACGCAATTTTAGGTACACAAAAATTAGGTGACGCTCTTAGAGTTATTGTATTGCAAATGATTAAACAATTTATTTCAAGTATAATACAATTAGGTTTAGAAATTTTTATTTTAGATAGAATACGCGAAAAGTTTACTAAAATGAAAGATGAAATGAAAAAACTAAATCAAAATACTGAAAAACAAATTGCTTTACAACTTGTTTTAGCGGCAGTTGGCGGAGGCTCAGGCGGAGGCATACCATTTATACCTTTCTTTCATCAAGGAGGAACAGCTAAAGCTAATCAACCCGCAATAGTAGGAGAAAAAGGAGCGGAATTAATAATACCTAATAGAACTAGCTCAGTAATACCAAACAAATCATTAAGTGGTATGGGTCAAACAACTAATGTTAATTTTACTATTAATGCGGTTGATACAAGAGGTTTTAAAGCGTTATTACGAAATGAACGCGGGACTATTGTTAATATGATTAATCAGGCAGTAACAGATAAAGGTAAGGCAGTTTTAATATGAGCGGAACATTACCAAGCAACGATTTTTTAGGTATTAATTTTAAAAGTAATCAACGAACATTAACAAGCACAAGTGATAATGGCACAGTATTTACAAGACAAATTGATTCGCAAAAATTTTCAATGTCAGTATCTTTTGCTACAAAAACAAGATCAGATTTTGCTCCTATTTTAGCTTTTTTAATTAAACAACGATCACAAAAAGAAACTTTTACAATTACATTACCCTCAGGCATTGGCAACGCACAAGGTACTATAGGCGGATCGCCAACAGGTAATGCAAGCGCGGGCGCAACAAGTATAACAATAGCCTCAGGTACAGGCACATTAAAAGCGGGTGATTTAATTAAATTTGCTAATCATACTAAAGTTTATATGGTTGTAAGCGATCATGCTGATTGTAGTACAGGAACAATAACAATAGAACCACCTTTACGCACAGCCATATCAACGCAAGCTATTACTTTTGATAGTGTACCTATGACAGTTAGGTTGGTTTCCGATTTACAAGAATTTCCTATTAATGAAGTAGATATAAATGGAAATTTTTTATTTAATTTTAGTTTTGATGTTGTTGAGGCTTTATAATGACGCGCGGTTTACATAGTGACACTATTACAGAATTAGCTACTAAAAATATTAATGCCGTTCATTTAGTTACAGTAGATTTAGGCGGTGCAACTTTAAATGTTACAGAAAATAGTTTTGATTTAACAAGTAATATATCAGGTTCTAATGTTACATATACAAGTTCAGGTGTTTTATTAGATACAAATAGTATAGCTGAAAGTCAAAATGTAAATGTGAGTAGATTAACATTAACACTATCAGCAGTAGATCAAACAAATGTTGCTTTAGTATTAAGTAATAATATTATTCATAATGAAGTAAAAATATTTAGAGCTTTATTAAATACATCTAATGCCATTATTAATAATCCATTTTTATTATACAATGGTTTTATAAATTCTTTTGAAATTAATGACGGCGGAGCTACAGCAACGTTAAAATTAGAAGTAGAAAGTTATTTTGCTAATAGCGGTCAATTAAATGGGCGTGTTTGCAATTCAAATTCACAACAGCGTTTTTTTTCAACTGATAAAGGCTTTGATTACACAGATAAAGTAATTAAAGATATACAATGGGGGAACACTGTCTAATTATAGATTTTACGAGGCTACAGACAAAGATTTAGATGATTTATTTGATTTAGGAAAAAAATTTAAAAGAGAATTACGCGAGTTAAATTTTCCTGATGTCAGCGAAACTAAAGCATATAAAATTTTAGATAATTTATTAGATAAAGGCAAAATTATTTGTTGTAGTATAAATGAAACTGATGAAATAGTTGGTACTTGCGGATTTTATAAATCGCAATATTGGTGGAGTGATAAAATTATGTATAACATTCAATGGTTATACGTCATTCCTGAACATAGAAATTTTAAAGTTTTTAAAAATTTAATAATGGGCGTGCAACAAATTGCAAAAGACGATCACATTAATTTTTCTATAACTACAAAATTACAAATAGATTCAATTTTAGAAAAAATTGGTTTTGAAGAAATGGGCAAAAATTGGAGATTAAAATAATAAGGATTAAATTAAATGTGTGATTTACCAGAAATACCAATAGTTGATGAAATTATAGATATTATTGAAGATATATTTGATCCTATTATAGATATTATTGAAGATATTATTGGTTGGTTAATACCAATACCTGAAATACCAGATTTTGATATACCTGACATTGACGTACAAAATAGAGGTATATTAATTAATAAAGTTTCTAGTGGCGCTATGTTACCTATTGTTTATGGTATGAGGCGTGTAGGTGGCACAATTTGTTTTTTAGAAACATCTACAAATAATGAATATTTATTCATGGTTCTTGCTTTAGGCGAAGGCGAATTTAATGCTTGTAAAAAATTATTTATAGAGGACGAACAAGTTACAGATTTAAATACAAGCGACAGCTCAGGAGCAACGTCACCAACTACAATAGCAAATAACACTTTATATTATGGTAAATTTGCAGATACTACAAACGAGGACGGCTCAACAACTAATAGCTCTCATTTATTAGTAGAATTTTTAGCGGGTGCAGATAATCAAAGCGCTAATCAAGTTGTTACAAGTTCTAATGGTTATGATCGTAGTACATGGGTTTCTAGTACGCATAGATTATTTGGCGTAAGTTATTTAGCTTTACGTTTTAAATATAATGCAAGTGTTTATAGTTCTTTACCAAGAATAACGGCGTTATGTCAGGGCAGAAAAATAACAACTTATGATTCTAATTCTAATGCAACAGCAAATCAATATTCTAGTAATCCCGCATTTTGTTTATTAGATTATTTAACTAATACAAGATTTGGAAAAGGTATTAATATAAATAATATTGATATACCTTCATTTTATACAGCCTCATTAATTCCTAATACTAATGTTACACCAACAGGTTCTAATGTAACTAATCCTATTGACGGATCGTCAGGTACACAAATTAATTTAATGGATATGTGTATTGTATTAGACGCAACAAATAAAGTTTTAGATAATATACGCCAATTATTATTTGTTATGCGCGGTATGTTATCTTTTTCAGCGGGTAAATATAATTTAGTTATAGAAACAACAGGTTCTAGTGTTTTATCAATAAGTGAAAGTGACATTATTGGCGGGTTAGGAATACGATCAGAAAATAAAACAAATAAATATAACCGCGTTATAATAGATTTTGCAGACATAGATAAAAATTTTCAAACTAACACCGCTCAATTTCCACCAATAGATGATTCAGGTTTAACAAGTGCAGATCGTCACGCTACTATGAAAAGTAGTGACGGCGGAGAGTTATTAGAAGGACGTTTTTCAACAACAGGTATAACAAGTATTTATCAAGCTCAAGAACACGCGGAAGTTATTTTAAGACGATCAAGAAACGCATTACAAGTTTCATTAAAAGTTAGTGGCGAAGGAATGAATTTAGTTGTAGGCGATATAATTGCGCTAACACACGCAACACCTGGATTCAGTAATAAATTATTTAGAGTAAGTAATGTAACATTAAATAAAGATCATACTGTAAATTTAAATTTACAAGAACATCAAGATAATTTTTATACCTTTGCAACACAAAGCGCTGTGCCAACAATTAGTGATACAGTTTTACCAAATCCTTTAACAGTATCAGCCCCCGCGTCAGTAACTTTAACTGATGATTTAATTGCGTATAATGACGGCACAGTTTTAACACGATTAAATATTGTTGTTGGAGCGTCAACAGATAAGTTTGTTACACAGTACCAAGTAGAAGTAAAAAAAGCGGGCGAAACTAATTTTAAAATATTAGCTGTAGGATCACAACTAACGTATCAAATGTTAAATGTTATTGATAATAACCTTTATACAGTTCGCGTTAAGGCATTAAATACTTTAGGTGTTTCATCTACCTATACACAGGCAACGCGTACTATTGTAGGTGCTACAGAAAGCCCCGAAGATGTTACTGATTTTTCATGTGAGGTTATAGGTAATAATCAAATACGTTTAACATGGACGGCTGTAACTGACTTAGATATTAGTTTTTATTCTATACGTTATCAGCCTGTTACAAGTGGCGCGTTATGGTCTAATTCTACAAATTTAATTGATGTACCGCGTAAAAACGGAACAAGTACAGTAGTGTCATTAATGGATAATGTAACGTACATGATAAAAGCAGTAGATAAATTAGGTAATGAATCTATTAATGAATTATCTGTTGTTAATACAATTAGTAATAAACAAATATTTAATGCAACGTCATTAAATGAAACATCATCATTTAGTTTAGGTAGTTTTGATAGTGCAACTTTAACTACTGATTCTGATGATGTGACAATTATAAAATTAGATACGAAAACATTATTTGAAGATACGATTGGTAATTTTGATACCCCGTCAGGTTTTTTTGAATTAGGCGGTACTGATAATACTAGCAATCCAAATAATTTCAATTCTAATATTGCAAGTTCAGGTTTTTATAATTTTTTTAATACTTTTGATATGGGTTTTGTTGGCGATATTAATTTTACAATAAAAATAACAATGAACTCAGATAATAACTACGATCAATTTGATGATAGCCCATTTGAAACATTTGAGGCACACCCGAGCCCTTTTGACGGATCGGACGGATCAAGTTGTAAAGTTATTGTGCAAGTAGCAACGTCAACAGACAATAATACTTTTTCTAATTTTCATAATTGCACAGCCTCAACGTATAATGGTCGTTATTTTAAATTTAGAATTAAATTACAAAGTTTAGACAACCAAACGACACCGCAAGTTAACGCTATATCTATTAGTGCTGATTTAGACCAACGTACAGTTTTTGATGATGATGTTGCGTCAGGCACAAGTGCTAAAGTTATAACTTTCCCAAAACCATTTTTTGCAAGCCCAAGTCTTAATGTTATTGGTCAAAACATGGTGTCAGGTGATTATTACACAGTAACAAGTAAAACTAAAAACGGATTTACTATTAATTTTTATAATAGTTCAAATGCCAACGTCAACCGCACCTTTGATTATCAAGCGGTAGGGTACGGAGTAAAAACAGCTTAGGAGAAAAAAATAAATGTCACAACACGATATGATTATAGCAAACCAAAGTTTTGCAAATTTTAGAACAGATTTAAATAATGGATTACAGGCGTTAGCGTCTATGAGCTCAGGGGCTAATGCGCCCTCAACACCTTACGCGGGTCAAATGTGGATTGACACAACAACAGCTACAGCGTGGCAACCAAAAATTTATGACGGCGCGGCTTGGATTAATTTGCCGTTTTTTATTAATACAGCAACTAATGATGCTAATTTAACAACAACTGAGGTTACAAGTTTAGTACCCGCCGAATCTGATCCTCAATCCGTGGCGCTAGCAATCGCTCTTGGCTAAGTTGCGATATTTAACAACAATGATAATTATAGGAAGATAGGAATATGGCTAACACTTTTAAAGTAAAAACAAAAAACGCGCCGTCTAGTGCGGGTACACCATTAACAATGTATACAGTACCTAGTTCAACAACAAGCGTAGTATTAGGATTAATTTTAACAAATATACATACAACGGCTGTAACTGTAAGCGTGCAACTTGTTACAGATACAAGTGATACTGAAACTAATGTATCAGTTTATTTAGCTAAAAGCGTCAGCTTACCTAGTGGCAGTTCGCTAGAATTATTATCAGGTGGCAAGGTGGTTTGTCAGACAACGGACGTCTTGAAGATTGATTGTAGTGTTGCCCAAAAAATAGATGCAACACTTTCAATAATGGAAATTACATAAAATGGGATATATCGGTAGAGAGCCTAGTGTACTTCCAATTACAAGTTCAGATTTAGCAAATGATATTGTTAGTTCAAATGCTATTGCTGACGATAGTATTAGCGAAGAACATATTGATAATACAGCGATAACAGGTTTTGGTGCTTTAACGTCTTTAGCTGATACTGACAAGTTTTTGGTGTCCGATGCAAGCGATAGTGGTAATCTTAAATATGTAGAGAAACAATATTTACCTAGTGGTGGTTTAGTTTATGTTGGTGGTGCTTCAAATATTAATACAGCTACTTCACAAGTAAATGTAGATAATGTTTTTTCTGGAACCTATAGAAGTTATAGAGTTATTATAGAAGCAACAGTTGGTTCAAATACAGCTGATACAAGAATGAAGTTAAGAGATGCTTCTGGAGATATTAGCGTTAGTAGTAAATATTTTGCAATTTTAGCGGGTATAAATCAAAGTGGTAGTGTTCAAGCAAGTACACAAACAAAAGATGACCATTTTAGATTATTTGAAAACACATTTAATGACTCAAATAGTGATTATCCCGTTGGTTGTTGTGAATTAACAATTTATGCACCTAATATTTCTACTGATATAACTCATATAACAATGACAGGAAGTTATTTACATAGTGGTGGCGAAGAAAGAGCAAGATATGGAAGTTTAATTTTACAAGCACAAAAAGGAGTAACAGGTTTAGCATTATATTCATCAACTGGTAATATGAATGATGTGCAAGTAAAAGTTTATGGAATGGTGGATAGTTAAAATGAATGATGTAGTTTACAAAATATATGACAATATAGTTGGTCTTAGAGATATGACAGCAGATGAAAAATCTAAAAGAGATGCTGAAATTAAAGAGTGGAATGATGAAAGTGCAACTAGAAAACTTGCACAGATAAAAGAAATCAGATTAGAAAAACTAATTGAAACAGATTACCTTGCTAACTCTGATGTAACAATGCCAGACAATATAAAAACTTGGCGACAATCTTTAAGAGACATTCCGTCTAATCATACTGATGAAGATGCTTATGATTTA